CGTCAAGAGGCTTGAGCAGTTCCACGAGGTGTCCTTTCGGGCCGTCAGGCCAGGAATTTGAGCTTGTACAGGGTGCTGAGATACAGCCCGACAATCTCGTCAATGATGTTCTGCAGCGGCGTGTCGGTCTTATCGCAGACGTCGTAGCGCGTGTCTTCCAGCGTCTTCAGCGAGTCTTGCAAGAACTCCAGCACGCTGTTGGTCTTGGCGGCCTGCTGCAACTCAATCGGCCCGATCAGCCCGTGCCGGCCCTGATACGCCTCGGCGAACTTGTCCGCCAAGTCGATGATGCCGTCATAGAACGCATTCAGCGCAACGTGCTTGGCGTACGAGCGCGTGTTGAGGTGCGCAGAGTGCGCCACGTCCCGCGCAAGGAACAGGTGGCCAATAAACACTTCGCACGTCATACCGGAACTCCTTCGGGCATCGTTTGCGGCGCACCCAGCATGCCGCCAGGCGAAGCCGGGGCCATCGGCATAAACTGGCGCTGCGCAGCCTGCAGATCACCCACCGCCATGATATCGCGCATGGTCTGAATAACCATCTCCTGGATCTGCTCGGGCCTCATGCCGGCCTGCACCACGCTCAGGCGTTTCGTCTCGGAGTCGTACTCCTTGATCTTCAGCTCCTGCGCTTCCATCGACTGGTTCACGCGCTGGAGCATCTGCATCATGCCCTGCAGTTCCTGCGTCAGCACCTGGATCTGCTGGTTTGCAGCCTGCAGCGCTGGGTCTTCCTGATCCTGCAGCAGCTTCGGGTCAATGGTCTTGCGCAGACGCTCTGCGAGCTCATCAGCGCCCGGCCAGTCCATGTTCTTGACGAACAGGTCGCCGGCCACGGCCCACAGTTGCGGCGAGCCTTGCAGAATCTGCGACATGGCGTCCATCGCTTCCTGACGCTTGGTCAGGTACGACGGGCCCGTGGTGACCACGACGTCGTACTTGCCGACGCCGGGGTTGTAGATCTTGGCGATGACCACGCCCGACTGGTCTTTGACCTCGCGCACCGGCTCGGGCTGCATCGGGTCCAGACGCGCCATCTTGGTTTGGCCGTCCACGCCGATGATGCGGGCGATGCGCTGCGTGTCGTAGATCTTCGGAATCAGGTCCACGATCTGCCGCGTGACGTAGCGCACCGCACGGGCCAAATTGTCCACGTAGTGGTACGTGCCCGTATCGGACTGCTTTTCGCGGGCCAGAATGGCGCGGCCGCTGCGTTCGTTGCTCGTCGCGCCCAAGCTGCTATCGTACTGCCCCGTGGTGGCCTTCAGATCGTCCGAGGCGCCCATCTTGGCAGCGATCAGGCCCTGCTGAGCCATCGGCGGCTGCGCGCGCTGCGGCAGCGGAAACGAGTTGCCGGCGCCGTCAGTGGCGTCAGGGTTTACCTCCAGATACGGCCAGTTGGTCGTGTTGGCAGTTTTCCACTGGTGCTCGTAGCCCTCAAACTGGCCGCCGTACCCAATGAACGGGGCTTTGGGCGCCAAAGCCAGCATCTCGGCTTCCTGCGACACCCAGTAGTTGTACATCCGCTGGGCGTCCTTGGCATTCCTCACCAAGCCGCTGATGTGAATTTCGCCGTCAACCTCAAACTCGTTGCCGACGACGCGCACCACCGGGATCCACTTGCCGGCCCAGTCGCGCTCCTCGAGGATCTCGTACCCGTTGGTCTTGCACCACTTGACGCGCTGTTGCTCTGCCTGCCGGCTGCGCAGGGGCATCAGGCCCATAGCACGCATCTGCCGGTCCTCTGGCGAGTCTTCAAACGCCGTCATGCCTCCGGGGTACAGGTGCAGCGTCTTAAGCTCCTTCTCGATGTAGAAGTACTCCGCGATCCGCACCATGTTCTCGTTCAGCCAGTAGCCCGACGTTGAGTCGCCCACGCTGTACGACAGCAGGGTCGAAACCGGCGCAGCCTTGGGGTACAGGCGCTCGTACTCTTTCTTCGTCAGATCCTGCGTGATGAAACAGAACTGCGCATCAGCACCGCACGGATCTTGAATCAGCGGGTCCATGTACACGCTGAACGAATTGCGGATGCGCCCGATGCGGATGTCTTGGTCGAACGTATCGGGGTCGCAATACTCCGTCAGGATGCGGATGTAGCCCTCGCCAAACGTCACCTGGTTTTCGCAAGCCGTGTCGTAGGCGACGTCCGCGTCGGACATGTACTCAATGTGCCGAATAATGCCGTCGAAAATTTCCGCGACTTCCGGGTCGGCCTTGTCGTCGGCAGGAATGACCTTGCCGCTGGGGCGGTTCTGGCGTTGGTCGTTGGTAACCGACTTGACGTGCTGCGGCAGCTTGTTGATCGTCAGGCACGGCCTGGCATTGATCGTCTGGCCTTGCACACTGCCGCGAGTAGCCAGCACGTCCTGCGGCCACTGCCACGAATTGTCTGAACTGCCGGCGTAGAACTTCAGGTCGTCCAGTTCGTTCTGTCGGGAATTCGACACCGCAGCCTGCGCCATCGTCATACGCTGACGCATCTCGGCCAAAAAATCCGCGTCCTGCTTGCCGCCAGCAGCAGCCACGCGGGCCCCGGCAATGCCGGTGGGGTCAGAGGTGCGGTTGTACGCCATTACTTCTTCTTTGCAGACGCGGGCTTTTGCGCCTCGCGTTTGACACTGTACGCGATGGCGACAGCCTGTTTCTGGGGTTTGCCGGCCTGCATTTCAGCCTTCACGTTCTTGCGGAACGCGGCGGAAGACGCTGATTTCACCAGAGGCATGTCATTTCCCCTTCTTCGCCGTCTTGGCCGACTCTTTGAACGCTTTGGCTGTCGGCGCACCCGCCGAGCCCGGTTTGCGCATCTTTTCGCCGCTGCCGGCAGCGATGCGCTCGCGCTTGGCGTGGATGTTGGCGTAGAGGCCGGGATCGCCGGGTTTTTTCATGCCAACCTCATATTAAAAGGCAGCCATTGGCTACTTTTTTGTTGAGAAATTGACCTGTGAACTATGCATGGATGCAATTGAGCGTGTTCAACTTTATGCAAAACACGCAGATTTTCTACCCTGTTGTCTGAATGCACTCCATTTCGATGGTCAACTTGTTCATTTGAGTCGAGTGTTTTTATAAATGCAGCGGCAACAAGCCTGTGCACTAAAAAACACTTGCATCGCTCACTTCGAAGTCCGCCATTTCGCAAACGAACCTCAACATATGGTTTGGTGCGTCCATTGTTTTTTTTTTGCGACAGCCTCATAATGCGCTCTGGCATCCAAGTTTGTCCGCCGCTTTTTGTGCGCCGATAGCGAGCCAAAGATTTGACGCGGCCGAGCGTACTCACCTGGTACCGGCCTTCATAACCTTGAATGTCAGACCACACTTCAACACTTCCAACGCTGCATTGCGGCTCTTGCACGGCTTCCGGGCTCCGATTTTTCTGCGATAGGTTTCATTCTACTACAGAAACTGGCTTTTCGGCCCTTATCCGCCTCAGTTTTCGGATTCGGCGCCGGCGCCTTGAGATTCGACCCCGTTTCGCGGTTATAGCGCTCGCGCCCCTTGGCCGTCAGGCCCGCGCCCTGCGACGTGGGCAATTTCTCGCCCCGGCCGACGCTCAGAGACACGGATTTCTTCGCCATCACCGCTCCCGGAGGCCCTCAGTGAGCCATCCAACCCGCCGAAACCACGCCGCGATCACTGATCGAGCGGCGCTGCTCCTTGGCATTGTACTCCCTGTGGGCCAAAGGGAACGCAAACGTGCATGCCAGCGCGTCGGCAGCGTCCGGCGACGCCAGGCCGCGCGATTTCATGTCCTTTTTCGACTCCAGGTACACCGTTCCGCTGCTGTCGGGCTTCGTCTTCGGCCCCGTCAGGTCAGCTTTCAACTGCCGGTCAGCCGGTACGTGAGCCGATTTCAGCCAGTCGCGCATTGCGCCCCACAGTTCGGCACGCTTGTTGCCCCACATCACGCTGGACTTGGCCTTCCAGCCGAAATTTACGCCCCTGACCTTGAACCGCTGCTCTGTCAGGCGGTCCAGAATCCCGTATCCCAGCCCGCCCTCGTCAATCACCGTCAGCGCAGGCCGAAATTCCTCGATGGCGTCGATCACGTGTCCCACCACAGTCATCGTGTCGTCGCCCCGGTACCGCCGAATCGCCACCAGATCACGCCCCTGACGGGCCACGATCACGGTCGCGTCTGCGCCACTGCGCGCAGGGTCCACGCCCAGCACAATCGGTGCGGTCGGGTCCTTGTACGCCGGCCGCTTTACGGCGTCGTCCACCAGGCGCGGCGCAATAAACTGGTCTTCGCCGGCAGCGGGGAACTCCCCGTACACCTCGACGCGGGCCTCGCGGGAGTCCTCGCCGTACTCATCGATGATCTGCTGGTACACCCGCTGGTCGGTGCCCTCGACGCTGCGGGCGTCGATCTGGATGTTCTTCCAGAAATCCCGCTTGGCGTGGAAGCACTCGAAAAAATACCCCTCATTGCGACGCGGGTTAGAGAACGCCAACCAGTACCTGTCGAGAATGTTCTCCGTGAAAAACCCCGCGCCCACCGCCCAGATCGGATCTGGGATGCCCGACGCTTCGTCGAACACCAGCATCATTCCGTCCATGTTGTGCGTGCCCGCGTAAGCGTCCGGGTTCTCCTCGCTCCACAGCCGGCCTTCGGCCGCCCAGTACCGGGTGCCCTTCTTCAAATCCCGCTCAACGATCTGCGTGAGCCACTGCGCCGGCATGAGCTTCGTCGCACTGATTTCCCACCAGTGACTGTTAATCAGCATCGCTGACCACTTCGTCAGCTCACCCCACGTCACGCCCCGCAACTGCGCCTCGCTGTTTGCGCTGACCATCACCGTGCTGCCGATCCGCGTCGAGAGCATCCACAGAATCAGCCAACTCACCAACGCCGACTTCCCAATCCCGCGCCCGCTGGAAACAGCCGCCCGCAGGGTGTCCATCTCCAACTGCCCACGGTTCGCCCCGATGTGATCCCTCATCATCCGCAGCACCCGCCGCTGCCACCGCCTCGGCCCGTCAAACGCCGCCAACGGCGTGTTCGGCTGCCCCCACGGAAACGCCAACAACACAAACGCCTCGGGGTCGTCCCGAATACGCGGCTCCCACAGGCGCGTCATCAGCGCCTGCTCCTCGGTCGCGGTGTATATCGGCTTCTGCATCAGCGCGTCACACCCGGCAACGGCCGCGGCGCCGTCATCGGATACGCCTGTTCAATCTGCCGAACAATCTCACTCCACCGAGCCGGATCCGCGCCAGGCGGCGGATTACTTCTCCAATCGCCCGGCCCCGGCCGACGGCCTACCATACCCATCGCATTCGCCGCCCGCGGCACCCCGCCCATCATCGGGCCCAGCGCCATCAGCGCATTCATCACATTGCGCTCAACCTCGCCAGGAATCCGACCCTGCGCCGCCGGCCCCGCGCCACCACCCGGGATCACCCCAGGCATTCCCGGCGCCACGTTCGCCCCCTGCATCCCACGCGCCCGGGGGTCCATCGCCGACGGCGTCCCAGGCCGCACCAGCGCTTTGTCAGCATTCAGCAAATCCCGCAGGGTCTTGTCCGCCCCGAACAACCGCCGGAAATCCGCCAGCTCCTCCGCCGTCACCACCGCACGCCCGTTAACCACCGGCCTGTCGGGCCTCGGCCCCGTGTACCGCGTGGCGTACATCGCAGCAGCGTCATCGTTCATCAGGGCATTCGGCATACACAGACTCCTTGGCCGGCAGCGCCGCAGGCGACGGCGGCGCGGCTATCTTACCAGCGCTTCCCGCACCAGCGGGGGCGGCGCCGCCGTTACTGCCGCAGTCCGTTCACCGGCAGCTAACACCACCGGAACGGCGGCGCCTATTCTTTCCACGGGTATCGCATCCTCCACTTCCACCGCCAGCCCACGCTGCAACCGGCCGTTCGCGGCCTCCAGCGCCGCCACCACGCTGATCTGGGTATTCACGTCAACCTGCACATTCGTCTTCGCTACCCAGTCGTGCCGGTGACGGAGAAACTCCAGCGCCGCCTTACTATCCCCAGCCTGCGCAGCATCAAATACCACACGGGACATTTCCATCTCACTGTCGGCCCGGCCCTTCATTTCCGCTACCTCGGCTATCGGGTCCATTATCTTCAAGCGCGCCAGTTCTGCAGGCAACATACCTGCCGCCAGTGCAAGAGATTCTCCACGCAAACCCAAGCGAGCGGCATCGTATATGCGCTCCAGCATTTCGGGCGTGGCTTTTAGCTCGCGGGCGCGGATGGGAAGGTCGCGGAACATCCGCGAAGTGTAGTGCAAAAAAAATTTCGTGCGGGGGCTCCACACACTTTCACACTTTGCGCGGGCCCTGGCCGGGGGGTCTCTGCCGCGCCCCTCCCCCCCCCGCCTGGTCATCAGCACACTGATGATCCGCACTCTGACGCTCCGGACGCTGACCATGCTGCGGCGCAGCACAGGGCCGGCAGGGTGGCGCGCAGCGCTGGTCCCTGCTCGATGCTAGCCCCCGCTAACATCGGGTGCCCGAGGGTATTAGGGGTATGAGCATCCTTGCGTCGACCCGCGATGGTCAGGGGTATTAGGGGCATCGGGGCATACCCCCCGGCCGATACCCCTCGATACCCCTCGATACCCCTCATACCCCTCCCCTTTTATTTAGCTCAACCCCCACGACCTTTGCTAACTTATCTCCTATTCTGGGGGGTATTAGTGGCATCCAGAGGGGCGCATGGGTCTGCCGCAGGGGTACACCCAACACCGCGCAGGGGTCACCATAGGAGAACGCCGAGGGGTACACGCTGACGGGCTCGGG